CATTTTTTTCATGTTCTAGAGATTTAATTATTAAATCTGCTAAAAATTGTAATACTTTTACTCTCATTTTAATTCTCTTTAATTACTCTAATTTTTACTGTGTCAATTATAACATAAACATATGCAGGTGACCATCCACATAGACTTTCTTCTTCTATATGTATATGTTCTTCATCTAGATAAAGAGTATCTATATTAACATATTCGAAATCCATCGATTGTGGTTCTACAAATCCGTAAGCATCACAATCTGCATTTTTTTTGGATTTGCAAGACCCAAAAGCTAATAAAATAGCTAAACCTAAAATTATTTTTTTCATATTACCATTTATCAATATCAGTTAAATCCAACTCAGTATTAGCAAGTTTGCTCCAAACCCTCTTAATTGTTCCTATTCCTCCCCCGCTTTCAAATGTGTATACATAATCACCATACATTCCATATATAGCTTTTATGTGTTCTTGCCATTCTTTTAGTGTCTTAGTTTCCTCCGGATCTAATTTATAGGTGATAGTATTTCTTTCTTCCACTTCTGACTCTAAAAGCTTTCTCCCTAGATCTGAATTTTTTTTCCATGATTCGAACATCCTATCAAACCATTCAGGTTCATCCCCATATGATATACCATCAATCTCTGCATGAGTATTATTAACTACAAATGCACTCCAATTTAATAACCAACCTTCCATGTTTTTTATTTATTTAACTTTTCTTCTGCGTGAAATTCACATAAAGTAAATATCCAACCGCCACTAATAGATTTACCAGGTTCCCCACATTTTTCGCAGACCTCATGTGATTTTCTTTCAGCTTCGGTAATTCTTTTATGAATCTCATCACTTCCGGAATTTATATAAAATCTTAATCCACCGAATTTTTCCTTAACCTGACAAATCTGTTTATCCCACCCCAATTGTATTAGATCTTCTATTAAGGATTTAACTATCCCCAACCATCCATTTCCGATACAGCAAAATCCTGCATCTTTTATTGGTTCTCTATCTGTATAAAATCCATTTTCTAATCCTCCGATGGATTCCAGAAAAATATTAAATTCTTCGTCTGTAATATAATTATTATTTTTCATCCCCTTGTATTATTTCATTATAATCTTGGATTGAAATAGAAAATCGAACACCAAAAGAAGTAATGAAAACTCTATCCCCTTCTATAATTGGATCTTCTATATTTTTTGATTCTATTAAAGCATTATCTACTTTATCCCCATTTAATAATTGGATTGTAAAAGTTTTTTCCATAGTTTATTTAATTTTAGTTACCAAATCCCATTTTGCCACTTCCTTTAACAGTAGGGTTTTTCTTAAGTCCTTCCAAGTTATCAATAGTTTCATTGAAATCCCTTCCCATAATAATTACAGAAATTACGACTTCTTTTAAATGCGAAAGAGACATTCCTTCTGTTCTCTTTACCCATTCTTCTATATCTATTTTTTCAAGATCTTCTTTACTTAGTTTATTTTCTATAAAACATCTTCTGATATTTTTATTAGGAAGTTCTACTTTATATCTCCTATCAAATCGCGAAGGTCTATTTGTTATTCTCTCCTGTAATTTTTCAGGATAATTTGTAGTTGCAATATAGACAACATTTTCTATTTGCTTTACCCCATCTAGTATATTTAATAGCTTACCTACTGAATAGCTATGCTCTCCCGCTATAGAATCAATATCCTCTAATATAACAATTAAAGGTCTATCCGGCTCAATTTCTCTAAAAGAAGAAATAAAAGAAGAAAATCTCTCAAGATCATCTTCGTCTTTGACGTTGATTACTATCCCTCCTTTTTCTATAATGTTCTTAGAGACCATTTGGATAATTCCAGATTTACCACACCCTGGTTCGCCAAACATTAGAATACCTCTTTTGTGTATAAACTTATATTTTTCATACTGTTCTTTCATATTCCAAAAATTATCAATATCTTTAAGTATATCGATAATTTCATCTGAAGGAAGAGGATAAAGCTCGTCGGTTTTAAATGGCTGTTTTTTTAAAGTCTCCATGGATAATTTAGGGTTATATGTTATTTCATAAACCCCCGGAGGTACACCTTCTATTGTATGGTAAGAAGGAATATATTCGTCATTTTCTAAAACAGCCCAGCAAGAGAATTTTTTACCTTTTTTACCTTTTTTATCTTCCGGCTCTTCTCTTAACATAGATCCTACTCTTTCTGAATAGCTATTGATTAAAGATTCAACCTCTTTAATCCCATAATCTTTTTTCTTTGCCATCTTATTTTATTGTTGTAGTTTTTAATTTTTATTAAGTTTCCTTAATCTATTAGATCATTTTTATCTTTTTCTTTCTTCCCCATATATTCTATTAGAAGATATACTCCTACGATTACCATAAAAAGACTAAGCGAAACAGTGATAATAAAAGATACAATAGGTAATGTTTCAAAAAATATAAAAATAAAACTAATAACCGCCAATGTTATGACGGTTATTAGTGATTTTATTAAAAGATCTTTCATCTTAATTTTTAATATTCAAGAATGTTCCAGATCCACCTGCAACAGTAGTTGGTAATTTACCATCCCATGCCTGAGCTTTCAGGTATTCAATATACAATGGTGTAATTTCTCTTTGCTTCAATTTCATTGCTAATGCAAGAGCCTGGGCATCGATGATCACTTTAGCACTATCACCTTTTGCGATAGCTATTTTTTCTAATGCCTCTGCCTGAGCCACTAATGTTCTTTGTTGTGCTGCTTGAGCTTCCTGTACTGCCTTTGTCTTACCTTCTATGGCCTTTTGTAGAGAAGCTGGTGGTACTATATTAGTTCGTAACTGGGATACAGTAAACCATTTAGAAACTCTTTTATTACATTCTACGATGATTGCAGCTTCGAATTCTTCTCTTTTATTAAAGATCGCATCTACTTCCCATCGGTTAGCAACATCATTTACGGATGAAACAATAGCGTTTTTCAACCAGCCCTGTTCGACTTCTCTGATATCTAGACGAAGGTTAACAAACATTTCCCCGATGGCATCTTCACGTAATGAGTAATTAAATGAAGGTTTAATGGTAGCTGCAAATCCTCCTTTAGTAATTACTTGCTGAGCATCATATTCAATATGCTGTTGGAATAAAGGAAATTCCTTAACCTGTTCAGTCCATGAATTGTAAAATACCCAACCAGTTTTATATTGGTATGAACTAACCCCTCTATCAGCACCTGTCAAATTAACTTTTAGCCCTTTATTACCTGCATCGATTCTTTCTAAAGAGAATGGCTGGATAAATGATAGAATTAAACCGATGATGATAGAAGCAATACCAGTAATTACTTTTTTACCTGCTGCATTCTTAGCTGCAGAATCATTGTAGGATGCGTTGGATCTCATAGATGATCCACGTAGAATTGAAATTACTCCGAAAACCAGAGCTGACACAAAAATTAAAATTGAAATAATCATTTTTTTTCTTTTTTATTATTAATTACACTTACCGTCTCGTCTACCAAATAAATTACGAGTCCAACTAGCCCGACGAGACATAAAAGCTGGAGATACCCGTTTACGGGTCTGCTTATGGCGTATTCGCCACATAGAGATGCGATTACAATAAATCCTAGCCACATCAGGAATACCTTAAAATACTTCATTGATTATTTTTTAATTATTTAAAACAAATATGGGATTTAATCCGTAGGAAAAAATTATTTGATAACTGCTATTATGTAGCTTGGGTATCTTTTATCTGTGATTTCACCCAATTCATATTTAGCTCTTGGGAATACTATTCCTCTATTAGATTTAACCTTATACATTCCTTCGTCCGTAAGCTCTATTATAGTCCCAGGCTCGGGTTGTCCTAAAAATGTTACAATAACCCTAGTCCCTACTTTTAATGTATGCTTTTTATTTACGGGAGGAGCATTTTTATCAACTTTGGGATTTCTTTTAGGTTCTTTTATATAAGCCGGTTTCTTTTCTATAGCCTCAGTTTCTTCCACTACTTCTTCTATTTCGAGCTCTTTAACTTTTGGAACCGTAACTTTTTCAACCGGAGGTTTTTGCGATTTAGGTAAAACTTTTTTATCCTCTTTTAATATAGGTTTCTTTGCGGGTATCCCTTTCTTTATCTGATTTTTAACTAACCCGATTTTATCCCCTGTTTCTTTTTTTGAAGGGGTAACCTTAGCTACAGAAAGTTTTTTAACCTTCATTGTATTTTTAATGGGTTCTTCAAATAGTGGTTCAATTTTTTTCCTTGCCATCTTTTCCTTATTTATAAAATTCTACTTCTTCTAATGGATAAGAGTTTCCTTTATCTGAAATTATAATAATCTCAGCAGGAGCAGGAACCCAATCTCTTTTCACTAATTTCATTGTTTCGAGAATAACAACTCGATAACAAAGTATATTATCAGTAGCAGAACCATATTTAGAATTATACCTAAATTTTTTCCCCTCGTACATTTCCCTTATGCTTTCACAATACCGATCTTTCATCTTTCTACCCCCAATTCTTCTAAAGTTTTTGGCTTATAATCTACATGCTCACACGAAACGCAAACGTAGCGTTCGTCTGGTATTGAATCTATTCTATATCCCCATTCGTAGACATCTTTAGTAACTAATTTCTCATGAATGTGTCCGTGAATATTCTTATTTACCCGATACCCTAATTCAGATTCATGTACAGGGCAATGTGTAAGCCAAACCCCTTTATATTTCATCATTCCACTAACTCTTTCGACATATTTAAGAAGTTCAGGAACATCCTGAGGTCTATCGTGATTACCAAGTATAACTATTTTTCTGCCGTTTAGGGAATCCAATCTGTAATAATTTTTGGAATTCTCCATTGTAACATCTCCTAGTATATAGGTTAAATCTTTTTTACCCACTACCGAATTCCATTGATCCACTATATACTCATCATGATAAAATTCATCTTGGAATTTTCTCATTTTAGCCATGTTGGTATGGCCTAAATGCAAATCTGCTATGAATCTTACTGTACACATTATGAAAAATCTATTGCGGAGGAAACTCTAAGTCCATCTATTATTTTATCCCAATGAGTTTGACCCCAAATATGTCTTCCTTCTTTACTCTGTTCTTTTTCGTATTTTAAATCATGAACCAACCCATCCGGCTGGCCCCATTCGAGAGCCATGGTTATAAATTCTTCAATGTCCTGTTCTTCCCCGTATTCATTAACTACTCTTCCCCTTCTTATGAAATTTAAAAGTTCTTCTTTATTAGAATAAAATTTATCATTGTGAAAATTCCAGCAAAATTTCCATCCGCCTGATCTTTTACCTAAATGAATAGATGTTTCATGAGTAAAATTATCCCAAGGAGAAAAATGATCCCAGGTATCATCTTGCGGAACCCTAAACCCTCTTTCTACAGATCCAGGACTTAAATCCATTTTTCTTATTTCAGAAAGAAGTCTATTCTTTTTATCCTCTATTTCTTTAGCTGTTGGTATTCTATAGTAGTTAGTTCCCATATTATTTTATTAAATTTATAATCTTTGCGTATTCAGATTTTCTACCACAGGAATAATTTCCTTCCATCACCTCAAATTCTATTATATCTTCTTCTTCCAATCCTTCAGTTACAGAATTTAGTATTTTATATTTAGCCGTATCCAATATGGATGTTTCATTTGATATAGGATAAGTAGTTTTTGTATTTACATAGAAAACACACCATTCTAAATCTTTATCCAGATAAACTCTTCCCTTCTTTGTCATTTCTTGAAAAAATTAGGTAAACTGATTACTACCCATGATTTAATTACTAATAAATTTACACCCAGTAAATATCTGGATATTCTTCTTCCTGATTTGGATTTATCAAATTTAATAGATAGATTACTAACAAATAATCCTAAATGAAAATTTCTAAATTCGGTAGACCAAGGTCTTTCGCTCATTTCTTCTTTGTCCCAATAATGTCTAAGCATAAAAACATAAATATAACCTCTAAAAGAAAATCTTTTTTTAATCATTTTCTAAAAATTTCATCGTTACCACCATTTGGGTTGGCATTTGAAAAGTTTGTCCTACTGCAGTGTTATATTTAACTGGTCCACCCTCTTCTGCTTCGGTAACCTCGAACGTACTTAGATCCCTATTAAAATGTACCAATCTAGCTCTTAGAGTAGGGGATACATTAGTAGAAACAATTTTTCCTATACACTCTTTCAAATCATCTACTATTTGAATCCTTGGTGTTATTGGTCTCATTTTAATTTATTATGTTTTTCTAAATATT